ACGAACGCATTTTACTTTGACCGGAAAGCAGCTGACAGGGCGGCGCGCTTCTTCGGGCGTTACCTCGTGCATATCAAGGGTAAGTGGGCGGGCGATGCGTTCGAACTGGAGCGCTGGCAGAAGGATGACATCATTTCCCCGCTGTTCGGCTGCAAGCGCGATGACGGCAGCCGGCAATACCGCACCTGCTATATCGAAATCCCGCGCAAGAACGGCAAATCCAGCCTGTGTTCCGGCGTGGCGCTGTACCTCCTGTACGCAGACAGCGAGCCGTCAGCCGAGGTGTACTCTGCCGCCGCCGATACCAAGCAGGCGGCAATCGTGTTCAACGTGGCGAAAGGCATGGTGCTGGCATCGAAATCGCTTATGTCGCGCGGGCAGGTGTACCGCAATTCGATATTCGTGCCGAAGACGGCCTCGGCGTATCAGGTGCTATCGGCTGACGCCTATACGAAACACGGCCTGAACGCGCACGGCATCATCTTTGACGAACTGCATGCGCAGCCGAGCCGGGACCTGTGGGACGTGCTGGCAACCAGTACTGGCGCGCGCACCCAGCCTCTGACCGTGGCGATCACCACGGCGGGATTTGACCGCAATAGCATCTGCTGGGAACTGCACGAATACGCCCGCAAAATCAAAGAGGGCATCATCGCGGACGATTCGTTCCTGCCGGTCATATACGCGGCGGGCGAAAACGACGACTGGCGCGACCCGAAGATATGGCGCAAGGCCAATCCGAACCTCGGCGTATCAATCAGCGAGGATTACCTAAAACGCGAATGCGCCAAGGCCGAAAACGTTCCGGCCTACGAGAACACTTTCCGGAGGCTTCACCTCAATCAGTGGACCCAGCAGGAATCCCGCTGGCTGCCGATGGCTGCATGGGCGGCATCGGCTGGCGAGGTGGACGTTGATGCGCTGCGCGGCAAGGTCTGTTATGCCGGGCTGGACCTGTCCAGCACCACGGACATCACCGCGCTGGTGCTGGCGTTCCCCATCGGCGACGAGGTGAAGCTGCTGCCCTTCTTCTGGATACCGAGCGACGACCTGCGCGAGCGTTCGAACCGTGACCATGTGCCGTATGAACTTTGGGTAAAGCAGGGGCTGATATACGCCACGCCGGGCAACGTCATAGATTACGCATTCATCGTGGCGAAGATAGCGGAACTGCGCAAGCAGTTCAACGTGAAGGAACTGGCGTTCGACCGCTGGGGCGCGGCAAAGATAGTTCAGGAACTGACCGAGCTGGGCGTAACGGTAATCCCGTTCGGGCAGGGCTTTGCCAGTATGTCAGGTCCGTCAAAAGAACTGCTCCGGCTGGTGCTTGCGGGACGGCTGCACCATGGCAACCACCCCGTGCTGCGCTGGATGGCCGATAATGCGGTGGTGAAAATCGACCCCGCCGGGAACATCAAGCCGGACAAGGCGAAAAGCACCCAGCGCATAGACGGCATAGTAGCCACGGCGATGGCGCTGGACCGGGCGATGCGCCACGGCGCGGGCAGAAGCGTATATGAGGGACGCGGGATGGTGATTCTATGAACTGGCTGACAAAGATATTTGCCCGCAGAGGCTGCAAGATGCAGAACATGCAGCAGTTCTTCGCCGATGTGTTCTTGCCGCTTTCGGACACGCAGAGCGGCGTGATGGTAAACGAGAACCTTGCCATGAATCTGTCTGCGGTCTATGCCTGCATACAGGTGCTGGCGCAGACAATAGGCAGCCTGCCTCTGCACGTATATGAGCGCACCGCAGATGGCAAGAGCCGCGCGACAACGCATCCGCTGGCCCGGCTTCTGCACGATGCGCCCAACCCGGAGATGACCTCCATGAGCTGGCGGCAGGCGATGATGCTGCACCTGGGGCTCTGGGGCAACCATTATTCGGAAATAGAACGCACGGGATATGGCGACGCGGTGGCTCTGTGGCCCATCACCCCGTGGCGGGTGTCGCTCAAACGCGTGGACGGGAAGCTGGTCTATGCCGTGGCGCTGGATGACGGCATGGTGTATGTCCCGTTTCAAAACATGCTGCATATCAAGGGGCTCAGCTATGACGGTCTTGTTGGCCTGCCGCCGATGCGCGCGGCGCGTGAATCCATCGGCCTCGGGCTTGCGGCGCAGAAATACGCGGCAAAGTTCTTCGCCAACGATGCCCGTCCCGGCGGCATACTGGAACACCCCGGACAACTGAGCGACGAAGCCTCGGCGCGTCTGCGCAAATCGTTCGAGCGGGCGCATGAAGGACTGGACAACAAGTTCCGCGTGGCGGTCTTGGAAGAGGGTATGAAGTTTAGCGCGGTGGGCATCCCGCCCGAGGACGCGCAGTTACTTGAAACCCGGAAGTTCGCGGTATCCGAAATCGCCAGGTATTTCAGGATGCCGCTGCACAAGATATCCGACCTCGAGCGCTCGACCAACAACAATATCGAGCATCAGGCCATAGAGTTCGTCACGGACACCATACGCCCTTGGCTGGTTAACATCGAGCAGGAGCTTTCGTTCAAGCTGTTTTCGGGCAATTTTTTCCCGGAGTTCCTCATCGAGGGCCTGCTTCGCGGAGATATCAAGACGCGGTATGAGGCTTACGCCATCGGTCGACAGTGGGGCTGGCTGTCGGCTGACGACATCCGCGAGCGGGAGAACATGAACAAACTGCCGAACGGGCAGGGCGCGAGCTACTTAACGCCTCTGAATATGGGCAATGCCGGGCAGACAGATTCGCAGGGAGGCAACAATGGACAGGCAATACAAAATACTGCCGATTGAAGGCGGCAAGATAGTACAGGAAAACGGCGCGGTGTACCTCGAAGGTTATGCCAACACCAAGGGACAGGCCGACAGGTATGGCGATATCCCGGCTGTCTACAAAGGCAAGCGGGATTACGTCTATGACCTCAAGGAATACCTCAAGAACCCGGTGCTGCTGGTGGACCATGTAAATGCCATAGACCACGTTGCCGGCTCCATGAGCGAAATCCGCGAGGATACACGCGGCCTGTACTTCAAGGCCAGGTTTTCCACATCGGATTACCCCGTGGTGGAACACGCCCGCAAGATTTACACCGAAGGCCACGCGAAGGGCATTTCAATCGCCGGGAAGTTCCATTACGAGAATCCCGACGCGCCGAACCAGCTTACGCTGGCCGAGATATACGAGATATCGCTTGTTGCTGTACCCGCCGACCCTGACGCGCTGGCCGAGGCGGTGCAAAAGGCGCTCAAGCAATTGGGCGACACCAAAACCGACGGAGGACACATGGAAGGACAGACCGACAAGACCCCGGCCACGGCGCCGGACATAACCGCCCCGCTGGGCGAGCTGCGCAAGACGCTCGAAGCCCGGCTGGACGACTGCATCACTAAGGACAAGGTGGAGAAGCTGGTGGAGGACATCGTAAGGAAGGCCCATCCCCAGCCGGGAACGCGCATGGTGCCTCCCCAGAGCCCTGAAGAGGTGCTGGAACGCGCGGAGGCATTCAAATACTCGCCCAAGAACACTGCGGACAAGCCGTGGACCTCGGACTACGGCAAAAAGTTCGGCGGCATGCGCAACTTCCTGCTGGCGGCAAAGGAGCGGCATCCCATGCTGGCCGAGGCCAAGGCAATCATGGCGGAAGGGACGCCGGCGTCCGGCGGCTACCTTGTCCCTACCGAGTTTTCCTACGAGGTGATGCGGCTGCTGCGCGACGCTTCGCCCATCATGCGGCTGGCTAACGTTCTGCCCATGAGCACGTGGAAGCGCCAGCTGCCCCGCCAGCTTACCAACGTGAGCATAGGGTGGGTAAGCGAGGCCGGGACGAAACCGACCACCAGTCCCACGTTCGGGCAGCTGGAGCAGGTGGCTAAGGTGATGGCGGCGGTCATCAAGTGCACGGACGAGCTTCTGCGGGACAGCGCCATAAACCTGACGGCCTTCCTGTCGGAGCTTATCAGCGAGGCGATGGCGCTAGAAATTGAGCGCGTGGCGCTTACCGGCGCGGTGGGACCCGCTGCCATGACGGGCGACCCGTTTACAGGGATACTGTCCAGCTCCGGGGTGAACGTGGTGACGATGGGCGGGGCGACGGTCAGCTTTGACGACATAGCGGAGCTGATCTTCTCGCAGAGCGGCGTGTATTCGCAGGGCGCGCGCATTGCGCTGAACCGTACCGGGCTTAAGAAGCTGCTGAAGATACGCGACACCAACGGCAATTACATCTGGCAGCCGCCTGCCGGGAACATACCGGCGACCATATGGAACGTGCCTTACGAGATATGCCCCACGCTGCCGAACACGCTGGGCGACGGGAGCCAGACGGCGGCCATATTCGGGCGGTTCGACAAGGGGCTGCTGATATCGCCGCGCGAGGGCATGGCGGTCAAGGTGTCGCAGGACGCCTACGATGCCGGCGACGCGAGCAACGCGTTCATGCAGGACCAGACCTGGCTGCGGTTCACGCAGGCGCTGTCGATAGACGTGGCGCAGCCGGCGATGTTCAGCTATCTGCTGTTCAAGTGAGGAAACCATGGGAATATACAGGGTCAAAAAGGCATTCGGGCATTACGCGGTCGGCGCTGTCATCCAGCTGTCGGACGGCGACGCCGAGAAGCACAAAGAGTTCCTCGAAGCGGTGAAGGACAACAAGAAAGCCGTCTCGGGCGGGAGCAAATAGCCATGGGCCTGCGCCTGCTTGTGCCGCCGTCAGTCGAGCCTGTCAGCGTGGCTGAACAGAAGGCGTTCATGCGCGTCGAGATGGCGGACGAGGACGCGCTGACGGCCTCGCTCGTAACGGCGGCGCGGCAGGCTGTGGAGTCCATAACCGGCAGGGCGCTGATAACGCAGAAGTGGCAGGCCACATTCGAGACACCCCGGCGCGGCGGCAGGCGGCTGGAACTGCCGGTCGCGCCGGTGCAGGGCATCGAATCCGTCATTGTGGATGGGGTGGCGCTGGATAAAAACGCATATGTGGCCGACATTGTGTCGGAACCCGGCACCATAACGCTGCCGAAGATGGCGTGGAATACCGCCGAAGTCGCGTTCACCTGCGGTTATGGCCCCGATGGCGCGGACGTGCCGGAGCCGCTGCGGCTGGCAATCAAGTTGATGGCGGGCCACTGGTCTGATAATCGCCTTGCGGTGGCTGACGCCAGCCATACGAAGTTAGAGGAATTGCCTATGGGCGTGCGTTACCTGCTGGCAACATACCGGCTGTGGGGACGGTCATTATGAACCCCGGCATGCTGAACCGGCGGGTGACGCTGCAAAAGCCGGGTGATATACGCGACAGCGCGGGTCAACCTGGCGGCTGGACCGATGTTGGGACGGTGTGGGCGTCAGTGCTGCCGTTGCGCGGGCGGGAGTACTTCGCGGCGGAGCGCGTGGACAGTGAAATCACGGTTCGCATAATCGTCCGTTATCGCGCGGATGTGGGAACGAACTGGCGGGCCGTGTGCGGCGGGCAGGCTTACCACATCGTGGAGATAATCAACCCGGCTGACGGACGGGAACAGCTGCAGTTGATGTGTAAGCGGGTGGACTGACATGACGAAGATAACGCTTCGGGGCAAGGATGAATTGATAGCGGCGCTCAACCGGCTGGGCGCTGACGTGCAGTTCGGCGCGGCGGAGGCATTGCAGGGGCACGGTAAGGACGTGGCGAAGGCCCTGCGCGCGGCCCTGCCGGAGGGCGGCGGCGTGTCCAGACCGGGTGAAGCCCCGCATTCGCAGGAAACCCGCGCGAAGCGCAACGAAAAGGTCAAAAAAGCCGTGCCCGTTGTGGACCTCAAGGGCAGCATACGCTGGGCGATGCGCAAGGCCGAGCTTGGCAAAGAGATTGTCGTCAGCGTCTATGTCCGCTTCAAGGGCAGTAACGGGTTCTACGGGCACATGCTGGAGTACGGCACCTCAAGGGTGGCGGCGAGGCCGTTCTTCTGGCCGACAGTGCTGCGGTTGGCACCGGACGCCCTCAAGCGTATAGAGCAGGTAATCCACAAGGCAACGGAGCGTTTCAATGCTCGCTGATTTCTACGCTTACCTGTCGAAAGACACGACGCTTGCCGGACTGCTTGGCGGCGAGGGGCATATATACCCGTACATTGCCCCGGAAGGCGCGAAAACACCGTATCTGGTCTATGGCATTGCGAGCGACGGCACAGCCGAGGAAGTGCTTGGCGAGTTATCCATCCGGGTGTCGGCATACGCCGACAGCGCTTTAAAGTGCGAGGCCATAGCCGACAGGGTGAAGGCCCTGCTGGACGTACAGGATGCCATAGCGATACCTTCGGCGGCATACCGCATACGGTGGTGCAAACAGCTGGCGGGTTCCGGGATGTACGAGTACGACACTGGGCTTTATAACCGGGCGATGGTGTTTTCATTCAGGTTTACGGAGGTCATTTAAATGGCCGGTAACAAAGGGAACGTGATAGTGGGCCTGCAGGACGGGACCATCAAGATAGGCGAATACGGCGCGGCTGAAACGGCTGCGGTGGACGTGGGCTATATCAAGGGCGGCGTGCAGA